AGCCATGGCCCTAACAGATTTATTACAGTTATGACTACACTAAATCAAACTAGTTAATACTAATATCCATTAAGGGTGTTATGTTTAATTCATACTTATACACAATGGATCTAAACCATTGATAAGTAAAACTAATCAGTGCCGGGATGATGATAAGAAATATGTATCAATCAATCATTGACAAGAGATATCCAATCAATTAATAATGCAATCACATTTTATTAATCTTGAAAGGATACAAAATGAAAGATTTAAGAGAATATTCACACAAAGAACTATCGTTAATAGTATTCAATGATCATTATCTATATTCTAAAATGATGGAATTTTATGATAATAAGTCAATTAATACCACATTTGCATTGATTAATTTACTCACTAAAGAAGGTTATAAATACAATAATAATCAATGGTCATTTTTTATAAGTGATGTTAACTCACATATTAAAGAATTAAGAGGGGATGTAAAATGAAAGTTTATTTATGTCAACTACCATGGGCTAATTATGACATTACATGCATTGCAAAGACTGAAAAACAAGCAATGGATAGTGTTTATAAGCAATACAAAATAGCCGAACAAAATAATCATTCAACACCAATGCCAAAAAAAGAAGCATTTAGATATTATGGGGGTTGGGTGTTATGTACTGAATTTAATGAGGTACATTGGTTATGAATACATTACACTTCTTTAAAAATAAGGGCGATGCACAAAAGATCGCCCATTCACTTTCAATCACGTCTAAAATGCCATGTGATAGTTATTCACTACCTATCGCCAATTGCAATGTAGGATCTAAATTGGCAAAAGTCAAAGGATCTATTTGTTCAAAGTGCTATGCATCCAAAAATAGCTATGCATGGCGAACAACTAAAGAAGCAATGCAAAAACGCTTAAATAGTATTAAAGATCCATTATGGGTTGATGCGATGATTAAATTAATAGGCAATAAAACACCCTATTTCAGATGGCATGATTCAGGCGATATTCAAAATCTTGATCACTTCAATAAGATATGCCAAATTGCAAAAGCAATGCCAAATACGCAATTTTGGATACCTACAAGAGAAATAGGAATAATCAAAGAATATGCACAAAATAACATCATACCAAACAACTTAATTGTAAGATTAAGTGCCATGTTTATAGATAAAGAAGTCATTATTCCAAAGTCTTTACAAGGCATTAAAAACATTGTGACAAGTAATGTCCACACTATTAAACCTATTGGTACAGAATGTAAAGCATACCAAAATAAGAATGAATGTGGATCTTGTAGGGCTTGTTGGAATACATCTATTAAATCAATATCATATAAGGCACACTAAGGGGGCGATAATGAAAAAACAATATATAGCTATAGGCATTTCACAATATAAAGATACAAGGGATCAAGTTAGGGCGTTTTATATTGATACCAATGGAATTGATGCACGCAATTATATTATCAACCATTTTGATCAAAGCCTAATTTGGACTTATACAGAATCAAATAATTATATTAAATAGTGTTAACTTAAAGATATTTAATTGACTTTAGATATCTTTAGGGTTATCATTAAATTGTAACCATTAATTAACTTAAATCTTGAAAGGATATGTTATGAATCAAAAAGCAATGCAATTAGTACATGATAGCGATTTTTCAGAATTGATCAATTCATTAATTCAAGAGAGATTGCAACAATATCAAGATAGAATTGATAGTTTACAAATAGCTTATTTAAGCAAGAGCAATAAATTATATAAGCTTGAAAAAGAACTATCAGATCTAAAAGTGAGCGCATCTCAAGAGGATGTATCACTTGACTTTATAAACTCTATTTTGCCATTGTATAAATCGCCAAACGATGAGCAATCAGAATACAAAGGCATTCCAATAAAGTATTTAAAATCATTTCAAAAGCACTTCAAGGGCGTGTATAAAATGCGCTACCGTGGCAATAATGCCAAGGATCAAGGCTATAAACGCCCTAAATCCTATGTGCGTGTGGAATATGCCACAACTTTTGCAATGTATCCAATTCATAAGGGGGTGTAATTATGTGTATATGTGATTTATGCAATCAATTTACAGATATGCGTAGCTTGGTGATGACTGAAGTTAGTGAAGATATAACATTATTTATATGCCAAGATTGCGATGGGCGATACGATGAGGAAGAAATATACGAGATCGTACAGGAAATGAAGCACGATGCCATGGTAGATCGTCAAGTTGATGATTATCTTTTAACGAAAACGGAGGATTAGTTATGTATGAATACAAAAAACATAACAGTGGCAAGGGTTGTAAAGCTCTTGCCATTGGTTTAATTATTGGTGCGTGTCTAGGTGCTTACATTCAAACACATGCACAACAATTGCTTGAATTGTATTATCCAATTACGCCTGATTACATATGTAAGGATGGTAAAACCTACGAGCAAGTATCAGAGGGGCATTCTGTCTATATCAAGATAGACAAGCAATGCATCAAATCAAAATGAAGGATTTTTTTATAATCTTATTCGGACACATCGTATTTGCGCTTGTGTCTTTAACCATTCTATGGATTGTTGAATCAATCATAGATCTTTTTACACATGGAGGTAACAATGGTAGGAAAAGTAACGAGTAACAAACAACTGAGTGCATCCCAAGTGCCTGTACTCATGGGTTTGTCAAAGTTTCAATCACGCAATGAATTGCTTAAGCTTGTCATGGATGCAAATCATGGCATAGAGCCACCCGGCATCTCGAACGAGAGCATGGATTGGGGAAACACTTTAGAGCCAATCATTCTGAATGAAGCATGTAAGCGTTTAGGACTTGGCAATCCTAAAATTACACATGATAAACCTTATCAACATGACACGCTGCCAATCGCTTGTAGCCTTGATGGCACAATAGATGGCAATGACCAGGAAATTATGACTGACTTAGAAAAAGGGATTATTTGTGTCAACGCAGATAAGATCAAATTGTCAGGTAAGATTATTCTGGAATCCAAGCTAACGGCTCATGAAGTAGAGAGTGCAGATCAATTGCCACTCTATCGTGGCCCATTGCAATTACAAGTTCAAATGGATATTTGTCATGCAGAAGTAGGTGTTGTATGTGTGCTTTATAAGGGTACAACGCTAAGATTGTTTGTGTATCAAAGAGATGATGAGACACTCTCTCAAATACATGATGCAATCATGGACTTTCAAAGAAGGATTGACAAGTATTTAACGAATGAAGAAGTTGAATGGTACGATATGCAATCGCCTGACGAAGCATCAAGAGTCTTTGATGAGGCAGAAAAAACCACCATTGAGCTACCTGATTTTGAACCACTTGCAGAACAAATCCTTACTTTGAATGAAGAAATCACTGACAAACAAAAGCAAATTGATGCGTTGCAAATTCGCATCATGGACGAAATGCGTGATAGTCAATACGCTCATTCAGGGCGTTATAAAATCTCATGGCCCGTAATTAATTACAAGGCTCAACCTGAGAAGTACACACCACCTCGCCCGGCTCGAACAGTCAGACAATCTAAATTGAGAATCAGAGATAGGGAGGACTTGTAATGAATGATGATTATCAACAATACTACGAAACTGTCTTAAGAGAAGAAGAATATCTTGACGACATCAAGCAACAAGAAAAAGAAATGGATGATTTTGAATTCTTAGCGATCATAAAAAGACGGATCGTAGATAAACGCAGAAGAAAACTATTATTAAAAACTTACTTTGGAGAACATTATGACAGAGAAAACTTTGGAGACTGTTAAGTCTTGTATGGATTATGTAGCAAAACTAAATGAAACAGAGGGTGTAGAGCAAAAAGGTGGTAAAAAATACACTCAAGTTGTCCATCGAATGGAAGCATTTAGAAAATATTTTGGTTTTGAATATACCGTAATGACTGAAATTGTTGTTGATACTACTAGTAGAGTAGTGATGGTTGCTAAAATATTAAATAGAGAAGGGATGATTGTAGGTACAGGTCATGCTGAAGAAATTCGAGGTCAAGGTTATGTGAATAAAACTTCAGCGCTTGAAAACTGTGAGACTTCTGCAATTGGACGTGCGCTTTCAGCTATTGGCTTGTCAGGTGGTGAGTATGCATCGGCTAATGAGATGGATGGTGTTGAGCGTAAATCTAACGCCATGGCTGAGCAAGTCAAACAAGCTAATGTAAAAAAGTAATTAGCCTCAGTCTTCCCGGCAAAGGTTCAGTTGAGGTCAAGGATCGTGATGATCTAAGAAAACAAATGAAGACTATGTCAAGTTTGATTGAGGCAAATCAAAAACTAACGCCAAGTGAGAAAACAGATAAGCTTTCTAAGTTCTTGAATGAGAACGAAAAAACACTCAATAATGAAGGCGTTCAAGTATGGATGGAAATCAAGAATCACATACTTGACTTGTTACGAAAGATAGAGAGGGGTGAATAATGGATAAGACATTAGCGCACGACCCTTTGTATGAACGTTTACATGTCAGAAGTTATGTAAATGATGATCCATATGCAGCACTCGTGTTAGCGATTCTACGCAATGCATTAGATGAGTACTTAGGTTATCGAGTACCTGATAAATTGAGAGAACCAGCCAAACGATTTATCTATCATGACAATGAAATATTTCATGTAGCGATGTTATTGCTTGGATGTGATCCTGATTTATTTCGTAAACACATTACAAAAATGCGCTTAAACAAAGAACGATTAAGAAAACCAAGGAATGATGAATGAATTACTTATCGTTATGTAGTGGCATTGAAGCAGCAACAGTGGCTTGGCATCCCTTGGGGTGGAAGCCTGTTGCCTTTTCTGAAATAGAAAAGTTTCCAAGTGAGGTATTGGCGCATCATTATCCTGATGTGCCTAACCTTGGAGACATGACTCAATTTAAGGAGTGGAATTATGAAGAAGGATCAATTGACCTTGTGGTCGGAGGAACACCCTGTCAATCGTTCTCCGTTGCGGGACTTAGAAAAGGACTTGAAGATCCCAGAGGCAACCTTGCCCTTACCTTTTGTGGAATACTTAATAAGTTTAGACCCAAGTGGTTCGTTTGGGAAAACGTGCCGGGTGTCCTCAGTTCAGGACGAGGACGGGACTTTGGTAGCTTCCTCGGGGCGTTGGTCAAACTCGGGTATGGGTTCAGCTACAGGGTGCTTGATGCTCAGTACTTCGGAGTGGCCCAAAGACGTAGAAGAGTGTTTGTTGTCGGACACCTTGGAGACTGGAGACCTACAGCAGAAGTATTATTTGAGTCCGAGAGCTTGCAGAGGGATATTAAACCGAGCCGAAAGGAGGAACAAGATCCTCCCGGATACATTGAAACAGGCTTTGGAGCATACCGCCAATCAACAGTCGGAGGAACAACCAAAGCATGTGGAGGAACGCTAAGTGGTGGCAGTGAAACCTTTGTTGTTAAAGAGGTAGTCAATGCATTAGATACAGAGTGTGGTGGTAGCAGATTAAATCACCAAACTGCTATGTCAGGTCACTTACTACATGTAGCAGAAAAAGCACCAACACTCACTTCTAGCGCTGCAGGGATTAGTCGAGTGGGTAATGATACAACGGCAGATAGTCAATACATTGCTCAAGCTTTTCATGCAACACAAGATCCTATTAGTGGTAAGAAGTCACCATGCTTGGGAGCAACATCCAAAATTGGTGTAGCTTATGCACTACAAGGTAGTGGCACGACATCACAATCAGGTAATGGTTCAGGTATTAATGAAGAAAAATGTTTTACCTTAAATCAAATTGATGTGCATGGTGTATCACGTAATATGAGAGTCAGAAGATTGACTCCGATAGAATGTGAACGGCTGCAAGGATTCCCTGATGGTTACACTGATGTAAGAGAGAAGTGTCCTGATGGGCCAAGGTACAAAGCCTTGGGTAACTCCATGGCTGTGCCTGTAATGAGATGGATAGGACAAAGAATAGAGGCTCAGAAATGAGCCTCATTCATAATTACTTATTGCATACGTACATTGTTACTTCAAAACCAAAACGTACTTCTGTTGCTTTAGGTGTTGTCCACATAATGTGTCTCCTGTTAATTGTGTTTGTCAAGATTGTATAGTAAAAAATTTTGGAGTAATATGAATCAAGATAACTATGAATTAATGCTAATGATAGATGATAACCACAAATATGTAGTATTCGATGGCTTCGGTGATAGCTTACGCTCGTTTGCCGACCTCGATCAAGTACAAATGTTTATAAAAACTAGACCTGAGTGTACATACAAAGAGATTTTGCCACTTTCCTACCATGATTTACTAAAATTATATGGCGATTCGCCATACTAATACCTACAAAGCTCACCATTAAATGATTGTTATTTTCTGATACCTTACCCTAGGTTACATTGAGATCGTGCAATACAGAGCGATTGTGAAGGTTGTTTTAGTGAGTGACCTTTGGTTTTTTGTGAATTATGTACATATCCATGCCTTCAGCATGAATTAACATAAAATCTGAATCATCCTCTTCAGAGAACATGATCTTCACCATAGATTCATCACCATCTTCTAAGATTTCAATGTTCCAAATCTTTTTTCCGATGACTTCATCTATTGCTCGAGCTTGTTCTGAGTTGAGTTCTGTTGTTATACTAGTTTCTTCGTCCATCTTCCACCGTCCTTGAGTACCATTGGCATGAGTTTAGGTTGCCCTTCTAAAATCATACCACATCCAACGATGAATCTGGATTTAAAATTCTTAGCATATTCAAATGCTAGTTCTTTCTGATTAATGAGACATCCAGTTTGCATACCCCATACTAGCTTGTCAGGATTAGAATAGTATTCAACTTTAAACTTAGAATGATAATGACCTTGAACTGTATTCATTCCATATTGCTGCGCTACCTTCATCACATCAGCTGACATACCATGAGTAAAGAAACATGCATTGCCATCAGACAAGGTCACCTTAAAATCATCTACCCATTTCCATCCGGGGCCTACTTGTAAGAACTCGTTATAGGTTTTTAAATATTCAAGACTCAAACCATGTGCTACGGCACGTCTATAAATAAGAGAAGAATGATTAGAGTGTACCAAGGTCATCTCTGGAAAAATTTTTTCCAACTCTTTTACATGCTTTCTAGCTTCACGTAGCTCATCACCAGGTGACTTCAGGTCAGGGTGATGGTTATGAAAACTAATTGCATGTTGATCAATCTCATCACCAATGTTAACAACAAGGTCAGGTTTGTATTTCTTCTTTAATTCTTTGAGAAAATCAAACGCATCCGGGTGATGGTATGGAATATGTAAATCTGATATAACTAGTACTGACTTATACATTGGAATGTATCCTCACTAATTGGTGTTAGATATAGGATATCACATATATATCTTAGATCAAGTGATTGATTTCACGCCACTTTTATCAATAGTCAGTACTTGTCTTCTTGGTTCATCGCCCTCAACAGGAAATGCAATATGAATCCATGAGTTGTATTCAAGAATGAGTTGGTCAAAAGGAATAGAGGAGTCTGCGATTACCTCGAATACTCGTCCAACATGAGCATAACGATCACAAGTGAAATCACAAGCAAGACCCATAATATGTTGACTGGTCCTTTTAGATCCAAGAAGATCGTTGAGAGCTTCACACCTAAAACCACTACTAATAATAATAGGCAAACTATCAAGCTTAGTCCTAACAAGTTCCATTCCTTTCGCTAATGTTTTTAA